ACAGACTTGTCAATAGTTTGTCCTGTTGTAGAGATTGTTTTATTTCCGTCTTGTGTTCCTTGTACGTTTGCTTTACTTCCTTTATGACTTTGTTCCAAGATGTTGGCAATTTGCTCTTTAGGTAAAGTAGCAATAGCAGTAAGATATTTAATAATATCGACTGTATTGTCGGGTACTGCTGTAAAATCTTTAGTAGTGCTTCCAATGTTTCCATTTAATTCTAGTTCCCCTCTTTCGATCTGTTTCTTATAATCCACTGTAGGAAGATAAGAGTTAATCATTTCTTTGATATTCTTTTTGTCCTTCTTAATTTCGCCCGTCTTTTCATCCATGTATTCCCATTCATAAACATGTTCACCAGATGGCGACTTTTGACCTTTCGGTGCATTAAAACAGTTAAATACAAATTGTTTAACTTCTGCCATTTGTGAAAGCCTCCCGTTCTTTGTCTTTCCATTCATTGATAATTGATGAAATCATTTCTTTGCTGTGATATTCGACAGTGATTTCTTCTTCTTCTTTTGGTGGTGTTAGCGTACCTATGCACGTTACTTTTAAATCGCATTTGTACTTTTCCGAAATCTGTTTAATTTCATCTTCTGTAAATCTTTTTTCCCTTAACAGTAAATCTGTTTCGATGATGAATTGCTTCTTTTCATCATCTGCCCTACGTAATGCGAACTGATATACGTATGTTTTCATAACATAATACCACCGCGCGAAGTTTTTGGTACGTTTTGTTTCTTTACCTTCGCGCCCTTTTTGAATGTCTGAACATTCTGTTTTCGAGATAATTTAACTCTGCTTTTTTTCATGCTTTTAATTCCTTTCTTTTTTTTTGGCGGCACCAATGCTCGCCTTATATAACTTTTCGCCCAATCCTTTCGTCTATGGGCGGTTATATTTTCTTCGAGGCCGTTAGCACTTTGCTTTTTTGAATAAAAGGCGGACTGGTTTTATTTGTCTGCCTTTTTTGTAGTGTTTTTTATTTCGTTTTCGCGTTTTTTAGTTTATCGCGTTTTCGTTTTTTTATAACTGACGTAATTGTGAGTGTAATATCTTTTTTTGTGCTAATCGCTCTCGTGTTTTTAATTCTTCGATGTTTGTTCTTTTCTGTTCTCTGTTGTTTTTGTATGCCTTTGTAAATAGTTTAGCATTTTCATCATCATAATGCAATATATCTTTAGCATACTTTTTTAATAATATATCTGGTATTTTGTATGAAAAGCCATCTATGAAAATTTCATCCGTCATTATATACGTATCCATTTTCTTTAGAGCTTGCTTAATACCCAAATCATTTGACATCGTATTGAACTCTGGATATTTTTTTAAATGACTTGGAAGATTCTCTTTTAACTTTGTGCTATACTTAGCTGAGTATCTTATGGTATTAACATTAGCTTCTTGAGTTATCGCCATACCATGAGGCCATAATTCGTTTAACTCTTTGCTTTCATAGATGGGTATATCACTTGCAGATTTTCGCACATACTGTTTATCAGCGAAATCATAACCAAAGATTATGATATGATAATGAGGTCTTAAACCTCTATCGCCATATTCGCCACAGCTGAAATATCTTATTTTTATAGGCTCAATCTTTTTTCTTAATCGTTTGATAAACTTTTGCATATGTTCCTTGTGTAATCGCACCGGGTTATTCTCATAAGTTAACGTTATGAAACAGTTTTTCTCATGATCTTGTAATTCAAAGTGTCCACGAAGTGCCCATTCGTTAGCTCTTACTTGCATACATTCCGTACACTTTCGACAAGAAACCGTTAACCATGCGCCACTGAATTTATCATAAACTTGCTTTGGATTGTAACACATTTCACACCACCTTTTTAGACACATTTTTTTAAAATGGTGTCATCTGTGCATAATTAGACAAGAGTACATTATGCACAGACGCACTTTTTAATAATGACGTGCTTTTGGAAAACCCCATTTATCTTTGGGTTGCAGCTTATTTATTCCTGCTGCTTTCATGGCGCTTGCTACTCTGCTTGTTGCCATGATTGCGCCACCCACAGCGCCAGCTATTAAACTTGTAAGCTGGCCTGTGCTGGCTGCTGGTGGTGTTGAACGTGAACCTGAACCGCTGGCACCACTTGGTGAGGATCCTGAAGGAGTGCTTGCGCCGTCCATTGACTTATACATTAGCGCAGGGTTTAATCCGGCTTTTTTTAGATCTTCAACCGCTCGTTGATATGCCGAACTTGAAAGGCGTTCCTGATAATCTCTATTAAGCTGTGCCTCTCTGCTCTGGTAATCCATTTGTCTTTGTGCCTCTGCAGATTGATAACGTCTATCAACTTCTGCCATTGCAATAGCGCTTGCTTTCTCTTTAGCGCCACCCGTAATACCAGACCACCACCCGGTTTGGTATTGATCTTGGTAAGGGTTATTTGTTTTTTGCGCTTGATTTGCAGAGCTTGCTATTTTTAAAGTATCTGATAGTCCCATTTTAGAAATGGTCTATAAGACCAGGAATTGAATTAACCGGGATTGGTCTAGTAGCTTCTAAATCAAATCTTACATTTAACTTGATTTGATTTCCTGTTTGTACCGCTAAAATTCTTTGAATGTTTGTCGCAGAATTGTCTTGCATCCAAGTATCAGATAATGTAGGTGCTGAACTATATTCATCAGCAAAATGCCAAATATCAAATGAAGGTGTTGCGTCTGCGCGCATTTGTCCTGTAACTCTGCTTGGTTTATATCTGTAATCACTCCAAGCCTCTTGATAACCAAACACATCTGTAGCATTATCTGCAAGCGCATAAATTTCTTTTGTATAAACCGGTTGTTCTGATATATGAGCTAATACAGGTAAGTAATAATCAAGTCTGTCTTGACGTGACCAAAATCTTTCGAGGCCTTGCTGGTATGTTTTGTTGTGTCTTGCTACCGCAAAGATATGGACAAATCCATGTTCGACAAATGATTTATTGAACAAGAAATCATCACCCTGTGAGTGTCCAAACGCTGATACATTCCCCTGTGGAGTTGTTCCCGTTTCGCTTGTTTGTGCTACCTGTTCAATATTTACATAACTTGATACATGGCCGAGAAATTCCGGTCTTTGCAATCTATAATCGCCAGCATCCACACCAAAATGTGCTTTTAACATTTCAACATAACGTGTTCCGCCTCTAGCGTCACGTTCATAAAGTCTTTGAATTTGAAACGCTGTTCTTAAATCTGAAATTGTAGTACCGTTAACTTGTAAACCTGAACCATCTGCCCACAAATTAGATGGATATATATTTTGAGCAATATTATTATATGGATGATCTCCACTTGTACCAGCTACACCTGAATTAGTACCAATTAATAAATTAGCAGGATTTGCACCATTTGTATTAACTTTAAACTGTAATGAAGGATTTGCACCTGTCATTGCAGCGTCTAAAGTAGTTATAACTGGAATTAATTCATTTAACTCAATCGGTATTAATTGGCTTTCTCCTTTTTGTGGTGCTGGTAAACAGCTTACAAAATAATCATGTGGTTTATTTACATTTAATAATGGCATATTAAACTCTAATACATGACCATTTGAAACATCACCTTTATATTCTGTTAAAGGTGCTTGGACATTTTGATTTCTAAACCAATCATTGTATATTTTTCGATAGCCTCTAAATGGTAATACATTTACATTGTGATGACTTGCGTTCATTCCAACAGGTAAACCGTAATAATCACCTAATAGACCTTGTGAAACTACAACGTTGTCAATATTCATTGGTACACCTGCTGGAGGTGTTGAAGGTGTCCATGCTGATGTTTGATTTTCGCCTTGTAATTTTTGCCAATTGTCCCAAACAATACGGTTTGGAACAAAGAAAGCGAAAAATTCTAATTTGATATTATCCATTACAGGAACTAATGGTGTTATAAGTCTTGCCACATGCTGCAAAGACATTTTGAACGTATCGCCTGGTAAGATTTCATCAATATAGATCGGGACTAATTTCCCAGCATCTAAAGTTGTTACAAGCGTGCTTGGACGTCTGAACGTACTTCTTGGTATATCTGCATGCACCACTTGCGAAAAGTCTTGTACAGCTGATTTTACGCTATTTCTTTTCATTATTTGGTGCCTCCTTCAACAACAACTTCACTACTTCCGCCAACTTTGGGTTGACTTTCAACAGACTTGTCAATAGTTTGTCCTGTTGTAGAGATTGTTTTATTTCCGTCTTGTGTTCCTTGTACGTTTGCTTTACTTCCTTTATGACTTTGTTCCAAGATGTTGGCAATTTGCTCTTTAGGTAAAG